AATGTGTATAGATTGGAAAATCTAATCAAATCTGATAATTTCAATTCTCACAATCAAGGGTGGTTTCAAATAGCTAGTAGGCTAATTGTTTATGGATCTTTTGAATATACATATGGAATTAATTCATTACAAAATTTTACTTTGTCCTTACCAATACCAAATTGGCAAAATGCTAATGTTATAATCTCATCATTGGATACAACAACAAATAATATATTGAGTTCTATGCAAGCAAGATTAACATCAGCAACAACTTTAACTGTAAAAGCATCAAACTCTTTTGGTGGGAAAGGTTTGGTTTCTTACCTGATAATTGCTAGAGTTTAAATTATTTTTATCTTAGAAGTATAAAGAAATCAACTTTACAAATACCATTTTGGACATTTCCACTAGTTGCATCTAGAGTAGAAAAGTCTAAATTATCTCCACTATGTATAACTGCAACAGAACAATTATCTTTTTTAGCAGTAGCCATAACTATAGAATTTTTAAAACTAAAACCATTAGCTACTAATGTTTTTGAAGCAGTAGCTCCTTTAGTTTCTAAAGAACCTATAACAATTTTTCTATTTAAAATTGTTAAAACATCATAATCAGTTTTATATTCAATTTTATACAGATTTTCCAATTTCTTCCGATTTTGATAAATAGACAATTCTTCAAAATCTGCATTTGGAACACTCACTCTACTAGTTTGGCTTTTTAAACAATAGTAGTATTTTTGATTTCTTGGGAAATAATATATATTTCCTGCTACTGCTTGTTCAACAGGAAACTCTCCGTTATTTTGTCCTAAAATTCCATTAAGATTTTGTATTAATTGATTTTCTTTATTATTAAGACTTTCATATAAGTATTTCCAAGTTATTGGAATTAATTGTTCATCAGGAGTTCCTGATGTTGCTTCCCAAGTTCTATTTCCACCAATATTTTTATACCAATGTCCATTATCTGCTAGGTATTGTTTATCTGCTTCTAAGTTATTTCTTCCTTTCAAAGTACCAACAGCTGTTAATCCTGTTTCTGTATAAACTTGGTTAGCAATATCTCTTGTTAAATAAATAACACCATCTCTTACATATATTTCAGCTTCTATATCACTTGAAATAGCCATATAGATATCTTGAATAGATTCATATGTTTTTCCTAATCTGTTGTTTGGAAAAGTATCAGCAGATACAGCTGTTGTATATGAATAAAGGATTTCTGTTATATCTCCTTCAATTTTTGCATATACCCCAAATTCTTCTGTTTGAAAAGATTGTTCTACATTTTCATTTGATATTTGTACTGTTAAAACAGCAGTACCATTATCATTTCTTATATTCATTACATTTAAATCAAGTTTTTTATTTTTTAATTCAGTTACTTCTCTTAAATTTCCTGAATGTTTTTGATCTCCAAATGCTGCTTTGGTAAATAGAACTTTACCTTCCCCAGCTAATGCTCTTGCTAAAAGGTTTCTTCCAGCATTTGTAATGATGTGACTATTAAAATCAGCCATTTCTTTCACCTCTTTTTTCTAAAGTATATTTTCCATTTTTATTTACCAAATTTAGATTATTAAGATAGAAGTAACTTGGTTGTGGATATAGTATTACTTTTGTTCCATATCTCATATGTGTTGCCATATATAAAGGAGATATAGAGTTATTTTTAAAAGTAATTCCTGTTAAATGTTGTGATTTCTTTTTTGTCTTTTCCACCCTATCTATCATAATATCTAGGTTATTTTTAGTTGTTCCCATAATTTCTATTTTGAATGTTCCATTATCCCCATTAAATTCTGGAAATTCCAATATGTTAGCTTTTTCATAAAAGATATTTAAAACATCTTGAATAGCTTTATTTGTTCCCTTTATAGAATGTATTTGGAAAGATAATTTACAAGCCTTTCTTTTTTCTTCAATAGACATAGAGAAATCATAAAAGTCTACACTTAATTCTTTTGCAACCATATCAATTTCTTTTTCAGTCATAGTGTCTATTCTTTCAAGAAACTCTAAATATTCTATATTAGCAACAATGTGTTTTGAGATAAGTGCATCTATAACCGTTAATATAACTTTATATTTTTTATCATTTTTTAAAATGTCAGGGGCAAGGTCTCTTATATTAGTGACATCATATATAAAATTTTGCTCTTTCATCTTGACTCTGCTCCTTTGTAAGAAATATTTATAGTTCCACATTTTGCTAAATGAAATTTCTGCCCTTTATAAGTTTGAGGTGATTTTATTTCAACTCTTCTTATCCCTTCAACATTTTTAGAAATATCTATAATGTCCTGTAAATTTATGCTTTCTCCCATTTTGAATGATTTAGTATATTGTTCTAATGAATTTGTTAGTTCTTTTTCTATTTCTGATTTCGATACTAACGAACTATCATAAACCCAATAATCTAAATCAATATTGTAATCATAAAATATTGGGTCTTTAATTTCTATCTGGTCATTTAAAACTTTAATATTTTTATTTTCAACTATATAATTTTTTATTTTTGTTTTTTCTTCTTGTGATATGTGTTCTAAACCATTCACAACATATATGTCAATGTAATTAGGCTTAGGACTATTTATAAAGACATCTGTAACTAGGTTAGATGATTTCTTAACCCAATATTCATAAGAGCCTTCTGAACCACCTGTGGTAAATGATTCAGGAATAAGTTCTAATCTACTTCTGTACTCTTCATCTTCCTCTTCTTCTCTACCACCTGTCACATCTGTAATATTAGTTATTTCTTTCATATACTCATATCTATCAACAATTTCTTTAATTTCACCAGCTAATATTTTTCCTAAATTACCAGCAATTTCAGCAACAGCTATCACATCAACATAAGTTTCCCCACTTCTTATTTTGTACTCTTGTTCTGTATAAAACATATAATTTTTATAAAGAAATCTTGTACCTTTTGCAATAACAACATCTTTTGCTACAACTGATGAGATATGACATCTAATTGTAGTTCTTGCTTTGTTAGCTTTTAATCTAGCTCCTCTTTCTCCATAAAAATTACCTTTTAAGTCTAATCTTTCTTCTCTTGAATATTTTAAGAAATTTTGTTTTGCTACATCATTCATATTTGCTTTTATGTTTGATAATAATGCTGCAACTGTTGAGTATAAATATGCTTCTTTTGTACAAAGTTCTAATCTTTCACCAGTAATTTCTTCATGAAATCTTAGAGCATCAGCTAAAATTGTTTCAGGATTAGAGTCTATTAAATTAAATTCTTTCATCTATTTCAACCTCGCATTCAATTTCAAGACCATTTTCAACAGCTTTGCAATTAACATTATTCAATGTAAGTCCTTTTATATACTTACTTATTTGAATTTGTAACTCATTAAAAATATTATTTTTTATAACTGTTATTGGTCTATCAATCATTCTATTATCTATACCTAAATCTCTGTGGAGTGGTACTGTTCCCCTTTTTGTATTTAATAGAATATACAATTCCATTAATTTAGGATGATTAGGAATAACATTGTTTGAAACTATCATATACCCTCCTATTAATATCCTCTTAAATCATCTTCAACTAATCCACGTAGCCATTTTTTTTCATCTTTTGTTTTTGAATAGACATTAGTCTTAGATTTTTTCTTTAAAACCTTTTTATTTTTTTTAGTATTCTTTTGATTAGTTCTATTATTATTGTTGTTATTTCTAGTATTTTCTTTATTTTCTGTTGTTAAATTATTTGTTGTAGGCAATAAAAGTCTATCTAATTTTGGAATATATTCTTTTAAGGTTAAAGAACAATTTACAACTTCTAACTCTCCATTTGAATTTGTACTTTTTATTCCTTGTTTGAAATCTATCAAAATAAATCCATGTTTTGATAAAGGTTTATTTCCTAAAATAAGTGGATAATACTCTCCATTTTCACATATCTTTTCTAATTTTAATAAAGCATCACTTATATTTGTTAATGTATAAACTAACTTTATATTTAAAGAAATAGATCTTAAATTTCTGTGAATAAATTCTGTGTAAGGAGCTTCTCCTAAATTGTCATGTTCTTCAATTTTAGAAGATATAGTTAAATCAATTCCTTCAGGGGTTAAAACATTATCACGACTTACAGTAAAAACGATATCTCCATAACTTCCTAGATTACTTGAGAAATTTAAGTTAGTAAAATTATTTAAGAAATCTTTTGTTAATCTACTTAGTACATTCATTTCTTACTCATCTCCTTATATTCAATAGATTGAACATCTAATTTCCCATTTTTTAATGTAGCTTTTTCAGTTTCAAAACCTTTTTTAGCTGACATTCCACCACTAATTGTTACATTTTGAGTTACTGTCATATTTTTTTCTATTGTAGTATCTCCAGTTATAATTACTTCACTATCTATTTTTGTTAAAGTTCCCTTTAACTCAATATTTCCATCTTCCTTTATAGTTAAGCTTGAACCCTGATAATCTATTTTGTATTCATCTTCTTGAGAATTACTCATATTTTTATCAGAAAAATAACTTCCTATTATAAACCCTCTTTCAGTATCATCTCCTAGAAATATACAAAATACTGGAGTATTAACCTTTGGGATAGAAGTTATTTTATTTCCTAATGTTACTGGAGATAGAATTTGGAGTCCTTCTGTAATTTGATTATTATATTCAGGAAGTTGTACAGTAGCAGTATAGTCAACTGTATTGATACTTTGAATAATTCCTACTGCTCCTTTTAATGCTGAAATCATTTTTCTTTCTCCTCTTTCATATCTTTTTTAATTTTGTACATTTCAATAGATGTAATGAATTTTGGAAAATTATGTTGAAGTCTAGTTACAACATAATTTCCTGAAAACTCTCCAGCATCAGATAATGAAATAATACAACCACTATATAACTCTTTACATCCTATAATTTTTAAACTAGCTTCTATTTCTCTTTTATTTATATTTTCAAGAGTTTTCTTTGCTAATTTTTTTAAATCACCACTTTTAGCTCTGGATTTCATAGAATAAACTTTTTTATAATTATCTGATTTTTGTCCAGTTTCTAATTCTTGCTTTGTTATAATTGCTTTTTCTTCTTTTTGTTTTTTACTATTAAAGTATTTAACTTCAATAGCATCATAAATATCATTAGATTTATCTTTTATTTCAAATTCCTCAACATTGTTCAAGCTAATACTTAAAAGAGGAGTATTTTCTGATAGTATTTCTTCCTCAAATAAGATAAGGATTCCACTAGATATTTTTAACTTTACTCCTTCATCCTGGGCAATCTTATTTAAAAAGGAAAAATCTTCCTCTTCCTCCTGTTTTATATTTTTTAAAGTGATATTGTCTTTTACTTTATAAAAATACTTTAGCTTATATTTATCAGCAAACTCTTTTCCAAGTGCTTCTAAAGAGATATTAGCCCATATCTTAGACCTTTTAACATCCCTTGAATTAAGTGGACCAGATATTCCTTTAAATGTTGCTGTTTTTCTGTTGAACTGTCTTATATCTATATTAAAAATTCCTACATCACTTTGGCTTTCTCCTTCAAACTCACTATTCCAATTAAGAGTTTTTATTCCAAACTTTATTTGAGTTCCCTTTGGAATAGCCCAGTTTGTTGTTAGAAATCTATTATTTTCATTATTAAGTTTTATTATAATTTCATCTAATGTACCTTCTAAATTATCTATAATTTCAACATCAACTATATGTTTTAATAATTCTTCAGTTACATCTTTATTATCTATAAAAAAGGTAGGAGAGGCTCTCCTAACTAAGTTTGAACTAGCCACGGAGCAACACCTCTCTTTTTATCTTCTTTTATTTCAGGAATAGAAAGTTCAACCCCAGCTGGAAAGATAACTATTTCAGAGAGTTCAATATTTTCTTCTAATAACTCTTTCATAAGATTTTCATTTCCAAAAAGTTTAAAAGCAATTAGATCCCAAGTATCTCCTGCTTCTGTCTTATAAACTTGTTCTTGCATAAGTTTCTCTTTCCTCCTTCATTTTTTCTAATTTTCTTTCAAGTTCATTTAACTTTTCTTGTAATTTTTCTATAATACTATCTTTAGTATCTTCAGATACTCCATTAAAAGTAAAACTATTGTAAATTTGATAAGTAATAGACTTTTCACTGCTTGTGCTATTTTCTGATTTACTACTTTGAGTAGTATTTTGAAGTCTATTTCTTAAACTTCCAAAGATACTTTCATTCTCATCTTTTGTAAGAACTCTTTCACCTTTGTGTAACTCAGCAATATAACCGTCAAATGGTACATAATTTAGACCATTAGCATGACTTCCATTTACTTTTGCTACATTTTCTTTTTCTCCAACTAAGTATTTAACTCCTGGAATTTTTCTTGCAAAGTCTAAAACCTTTTCTTTTGCTCCAGCAATAGCTTCTGACATATATTCAAAAGGTTTTGCAAAGAAAGATTTTATTTGTTCAGCAAGATTTTTAATAGTATTTTTAAAAGACTCAAATATTGATGAAATTTTATTTTTAATTAGATCCCAGTTTTCACGAACTACTGAACCTAATTTTATAAAAATTCCTATCGGACCTAACAATAAGAAACCGAAGTTATTGAAAAATTGAACAGCAGTATCCCAAAGTTTTATAAATAAATTTTTTATTCCAGTTATTACTTCACTAACTAAGTTAACTAAGAAATTTCCAATTGTTGATATAATATTAAGAACTATTTCAACAACTTTTTCTGGAATAGATTTTATATAATCCCAAACACTACTTAATTTTTCTTTTATTAAATCCCAATTTTGAGAAATTAATTGCCCTAATTTTATAAATATTCCTATCGGACCTAATAATAAGAATCCAAAGTTATTAAAATAAGTTTTTAGCTTATTCCAAAGTCCTTTAAATAGGTTAACTACTCCATCAACAACAGCTTTAAAAATTCCACTTATAATAGTTCCTATACCTTTTACAGTTTCCCAAACAGCTTTAAAAAATACTTTAATTTTATCCCAATTCTTATAGATTATAAAGCCAAGTAAAGCTACAGCAGCTATAACTAAACTAATCGGACCACCTAAAGCAGTTATTCCAGCTTTCAATGCTGACATAATTCCACCAGCAGCCTTTACAGTTGTGAATACTTCTTTTACAGCTCCTGCAAATTTTAATACTTTTGATGTTGCTGTAAAAACTGTTACAAAAACTAAGATATTATCTATTCCAATAGTATTTAATACTTTAAAGACATTCCAAAGTACAATTCCTATATTTTTTATAGAATTTAAAGCCATTTTTCCATTTTCAATAAATGATTGCCAAAACTTATTAGCTTCACTTTCATTTAAATTTCCATCAAGAACATTTGAAAGTTCATTTAACCAACTCATAACTGTATCCATCAATTGAGTTCCACCACTAGAAAATATAGCTTTACCTATTTTTAATTTGACATCAGATATTGCTGATTGAACTAAAGCCCATTTTCCTGAATCACTATCAAGAATAGTTTGAGCCATTTCCTTTGCTTTTCCAGTTGCATTTTCATTTTCTTTTGCAAATTCAGCTAAGGCATCTGCTCCTTCGTACATAACTCCATTGACTTCTTTTGTTGCAGTCAGTAATTTATTCATTGCTAAACTACCTTGATCTCCAAATAAGTCTTTTAAGAATGCTTGTTTATCTATTCCACTCATTTTTCCTGTAACTTTTTCAAGTTGTCTAACAAAATCAACAAGTCCAATAAACTCTCCCTTAGAATCCTTTACACTAACTCCTAGGCTTTCTAATTTCTTTTGTACTCCTGCATCAGCTATTTTTGAAAATGCTTGTTTTAAATCTCTACCAGCTTGTCCTGATTTTATAGCTTGGTCTCCCATTAAACCAATTGCAGCTGATGTAGTTGATAAGTCTATATTCAAGTTACTAGCTGATGAAGATACATATTTAAATGCTTCTCCTAGCATTTGTATATTAGTATTACTTCTTGACATTGTATTAGCTAAAATATCTGAAGCATGTCCAACATCATCAATTCCAATTTTGAAAGCAGTCATATTATCTGATATCATATCTGATATCATTATAAAATCTTCTCCTGATGCTGTTGCTAAGTCAAAAATAGGTGGTATTGCTGAAATTATTTCTTTTGGTTTAAACCCAGCTAAGGCAAACTTTTCCATACCAGCTGCAGCTTCTTCAGATGTGAATATCGTTGTTTTTCCAACTTCCATAGCTTTCTTCTTCAAAGCTTCATATTCTTGTATTGTAGCTCCTGTTAAAGCCTTAACTTTAATCATTTGCTTATCAAATTCTAAATATTCTTTAGCTGATGAAGTCCCTATTCCAATTGCAGCACCAACTGTTGCAACTGCTGCAACTTTTATTCCAGTTTTTACCTTATCTTTTGCACCTTTTAAAAAACCTTGACTCTTAGCAACTATTTTTTGTTGAGCTATTAATTCCTTTTCTTTTCTTATTGTTTGGTCTATTTCATTTTGTAAGTTATCGAAAGGTATTTTTAATTTTTTAAGCTCCATTCCATACTTTTGGAATGATTTAGATTGTGATTTTATAGTAGTTTCTAAGGCTTTAGCTTTTTTAGTTAAACTTTCATATTTCTTTTTTTCAGCTTCTGTTAGATTAATATTTCTCTTTTTAATCTCATCTAAAGCTTTTAATTCATTTCTAAGTTTTTTATATTTAGCAACATTAGCTGTTATTTCTTTATTTAATTCTTTTTGAGCCTTTAAAGTCTTTTGAGCTTTTTCCATTTTTTGTCTTTCAGCTCTCAAATTCTTAACCTCATTAGCTAATTTTTTTAAATTTCCAGGTAGTGATTTATCTATAAGCCCTTGTACTTTCATAATCAAATCCATTTTCTTTCCCAACAATATCACCTCCTTCTTTTTCTTAATGTTTCTTCAACTGTTTCTATAAGTTCTTTTATTCTGTATATATCACAACCCATTAAGTATGAGTATGAAATATTCATATTTACTCCTAATGGATTGTTAAGTTCTACTATTAATTCATCTAAAAGTTTTGCTTGTTCTCTTTCAAGATCTTCTATTAATCTTCCTGCAAAAAATCTCTTACTTCATCTCTTACCTTTGCAAAATCTTTATATGAAAGTTTTAAGAATGTTTCATATGAATGTGCAGATACATATTCTGCAACTAACATATAATAAAAATCATCTAGTTCTTCCACTAATGTTGCTGATTTTTTTCTTAATTTTCCATAATTTTTCTTTATTTCAATAATTGAATTTCCAGTTAATTTTCCAAAATCAAAAGTTACTTCTCTACCATCAGAAAGTTTAACTTTTCTAACTAAACCTTTTTCTTTCTTTGTTTCTTCAATATTAATATTATCTTTTTCTGATGTTGATTTAATTACTTGATTTTTTTTATCATATTCCTCATTTCTTTTGTTTATTTCTTCATTTGCTTTTTTTAATTCATCTTGAAAATTTGACATTTTTTCTCCTCCTATTAAGATAAAATACTTCTAACTTTTTCATATAAATCTTTACCATTTACAATAGCTTTTTTGTTATACACATCAATTTCATGTATGACTTTTCCTTGAATTTCTTCTTTATAATAAGTTAATGAAAACTCTAATTCTGTTTCATTTTTTACAGCTTTTCCTATATCTCCACCACTTGTTTTTATTCTTTTTCCTTTAAAAGAATAAATAGCTTCAACTTCATCATTATTATGAGTTTCAGAATCCTCAACTAATATTGCTGCTTTTGCTGTTAAATTTACATTACTTCCATATTCAAATGCTATGTCCTTACATCTATTCATAAATTTTATTTGTAATTTCATAGCATTAAATGCAGTTGGAATAGGTTCATCATGTTCTATTACACCTAGTCCACTTATAGTTTCAGTCTTATGTTCTATGTCAGGTAATGTAAAAGTTGCTACTCCAACTAATTCATCTGTTCCATTTAATCTTATAATTGCATCTTCAATTATTGTTGACCTTATCATCTAGTCCTCCTATCTTTGAAATAATAATTTTAAATATTTAGAATCATACTCTAATCTAAACTCTAGACTTTCTCCTGGAATAATTGCTCCTAAATAAATATGCCATTTGAATTTTCCTGCTATCATATCTTGTTCAGAATTTTCTTCAGGTTTAAATTCAACTCTTCCACCAAGTAATTTATTATCATTAGTCAAAGAGTTTAGCCAAACATTAATATTAGTTTCTATGCTTTTAGCTTGTGAAGGTGTCATTCCCTTATCAACTTCAACTGTATTGTTTAGCATTATTGTATTTCCGATATACTTGAACATTCTTTTAACAGGTATCCAAACATCTTTTGGATCTGTTTCTCCACCAGGTTGAAATACAGAGGTTCTATTTCCCCAGAATACAGTTCCATTTGGCTGTCTTATTATTGTAGAAATTCCATTTTCATTTAATAGATTAGCTTCAGCTTCATCTAAATTAACTTTTTTAAATGTACTTCCTTCATAATATCCAACACCTTGCATTTTAATATTTTTATTTGAAGGACTTTCACAAGGAACTCCATCAAATTGTGCATCTACTGATTGCATATGTAATGCCATTACTGTTGAAAAGTGAAATACTTCATCTTCAAGATAAGGACAACCCCAAGTTATTGCTTGGTCAGCATCTATATAATTTTTTTCTTTCTTATATGCTATAACTTCTCCATACTTTGTTGTATTTGGTATTTCAGGAATTGACATAGATGCCCATTTATCATTTATAACAGCTGATTTAGCATCTAATGCTACTCTTATTTTTGCTGTTGAAAAATCAGGAGCAACTACACAACTAGGTATCATTGAATATTTAGGGAATATTTCCTTTAAACATTCAAGTCCTTTTGCTTCTAATGTTTGTGGATCTATACTTCCAATTACATCAGTTTCTTTTAATTTGCTAACATCTAAGAAATTATATGAAACATCTATTTTCTTAATTGCTGTTTCTGTTTTTGCTAATGTAATTGTCAATTTTCCTTCATCATTAAATGAGCAAGTATATTTTTCTTTTTGAATTAATACTGATGTTTCATTGTTTTTAACAACCAAATTTTCATCATTTATAATTCCAGTTCTTGCAAGAGTTGCTTTAAAGTCTTTTACAACAACTCCTTCCTCATTATGAGCAGTTTTATGGTCACTAGGATTTAAAACATTTATAACAATAATTGGCTTTACATTATATACATTGAAAGCTAAATATAATGCTTCATTGATTGTAAATCCTTTTATGTTATTAGCTCCTCCAAAATAAGTAGCTGCATCTTTTGAGTTTTGAATAAGAATAGGTTTATTAACACAGCTCATATCTCCCATGTTAATAGTCCCTGTTCCAACTATTACAGTTGGTGTCTGAGTTTCTGCAAATATTTTTAAGCCTGAAGGCATTTCTTTGTAACTTGTACCATGTTGAAACTTTGCCATTTTTCCTCCTATCTATTTTCACTATATTCATCTAAATCTATGAAATTTTCCTTAATTTCATCATATTCTGATATTCCAGTTTCTATTCTTTTTAACTGTTCAGAAGTGTAGAAACCTTTATGCTTTAAGATAAAACCATCTTTTGTAAGTTCTTCACCAATGTAGATATAAGTTTTATCAGTTTTATCTTCTTTTTTTTCTGCTTTTATTTCAGTAGTTACTTGATTATGAGTAACTGCTTCTGTATTAGATGTTTCAGTATTTACATTTATTTCTGTATTATTTGTTGTTTCTGTTGTTTCTGTAACTGCTGATTTATCTTTCTCTTTATCATTTTTTAATGTTGCCATTTTTCCTCCTTTTCATTTGAAACTTCTCTTTTAGTTTCTTCTGTATATGCTGTATGTGGAATAGTTGGAATATTTAATTGTAAAAGAATGTCATAAATCCAAAAGTCTCCACCAGTCATTTCTTCATTTAAGAAAGCTTCAATTGTTTCTAAATCTATTGAATAACTAAAACCATCTTTTCTTTCAATAGCTGATGAATGCTTTGTGAAATATGCTACTAAATATTCAGCTATTCCAGCTATTTCATAAAATCCCTCTTCATAGTTCTTATTTTCTGTCCCCAATCTAATTAGGAAAGTAGCAATTTTAGAAGTAACCCCATTTTTAGTTTTTTGTACAGATTTTATTGGTCTTGTAATAACAAAAGGGAACTTATTTTCTTTATTATTTCCAGCATTATTTATTCTATTTTCAAGATTATCAGGCTGAATATAACTTCTAAAAAATTTAAAATTTTCTATTTTAGCTTCTGCAAATGCTTTTTTTATAGCACTTTCTAATGCTAGACTTTTCTTTTTTAATGGATTTATTCCCTCCATAATTCATCTATCCTTTCTTCTAAAACTTTTGAAAATATTTTTTGAATTTCTTCATATATTTTTTCATTATCAATTTGTAATCCCATATTTCTTACAGATAACGATGTTGCTAGTGTTATTTTATGCCTTTCTTTTCCTACTCTAAACATAAGTTTAGGATTACCATTTTTCCAAAAAGCCCAAAATAATGTTTTCCAAGTCATTTCTGGTCTTGGTTTTACTATTTTAGTTTTTATATATTGTTTACTCTTTCCAGGATTTGGTTTAGATATTGCAAATTCAGAAACTTTATTTCTTTTAGTACTTCCTAAAAGAACACCATCAGTTGATGTTATTTTTGATTTTAAAGAATTAGCATCAACTTTCTGTTGTAAAGAATACCTGGATTTTATAAACTTTTTTTCTTCTTTTTTTGCATAATTAAGAGCTTTTCTTAGTGCTTCTTTTACAATTTTGTTATCCATTCCTGAAAATTCTTTACCAATTTTTTCAAGTTTTTTTAAACTTTCATCTGATATTTCAAGAGTATACATATCTATCCCTCATATTTTTGTGCATATATATGTGTCATTCCATGTCTTTTTTCAACATCAAAAACATAGTAAGAAATTTTATTAATTTTTATTTCTTCTCCTACTTCAACAGAAATAGAAGGTGGTAAGTCTCTAGTTTTAATAGAGACTTTTAAACCATTTCTTATTAATGTTGTTGAATCCAAATTTTCTTTAAATTTTCCTGTCAATTTTGGATTACTTTGTACTTTTGTTATTACTGCTTTAAGTTTTACTCCTGACAAGTTAATTTTTTCAGCAAAATCTGTAAAAAAGGTCTTATCAATATCATCTTTAAAAGTGTTATTCATTTTTTGTACCTTTTTTAGCTGTCTTTGCTTCTTTTAATCCACCAACATTATTTCCTTCTTCTGAGTTAGTTTCCTCATTATCAGCTGTTTCTATTTCGTTACTAACGAACTCAGCAGCTCCTAAATCAATTAATCTTTGAGTTTCTTCTTCAGCAATTTCAAATTCTTCTCCTGGTTTATATAATGTTTCTTCAACTCTTATATTTTTAATAGCTATCATTTTTTTCATATCTCATCACTCCTCTTATAACACAGTCGCAATAAACCAAGATTTTACATCTTCACGAGGCATACATAATGGTCTTGAGAAGTATTGTAATTCTTCATCTTCACTATAATCTGGATACCATTTTCTAATAGCTTCCTTTTTAACAAGTAATTGAGCAGGTTTTCCTTGTTCTGTTCTTATAGACATTGCAGCATATTTAAATGCAAAACTTTTAGCTTTTACTCCTATGCAAGTTTTAGCTGGAACAACCTGTTCTTCATTACCTGTTTCCATATCTTGATACCAGTCAACAAAAGAAAATATTGTTATCCCTAATGTTGGTAGATATGCTATTTCTTTTCTACCATCATCATTTTCAGATTTAGAATCATTTACACGAACATAATTTGCATGTCTTGTATTTAAATATTCCTTAACCTTTTCATTTTTTAAGAATGCACCTGCAACATCAGGAGAGAATATTACTGTGTCTATTACAACTCCAGTCTCTTTTTGAATTTCAGTTTGTTTTTTTTCTAAGTAATCAATAGGATTACAGTTTGGGCTACTAAAAAGGTCATTTCCTGTAAGAACTTCTGTATTAATATCTCCATATTTAACACCTTCTGTTCCTGATTCCATAGGACAAACTCCAGTTTTTAAAGTTTCTATTAACATCCATTGTCTTGTTCTGAATGCTATATTTTTAAATTCTTTCATAGAATCTGCTAGCATTTGTTTTCCAACTGCTTGTGGATCAGCATAAGGAGTTTGTCCAAATTGTTGTTCAAACACTGCTTCTGCTTCATTGACTGTTTGTAATTTTATCCAAGCTGGTTTAACTCTTTGTACTGCAAAAGAGTCTTTAACTATGAATATTCCTTGTTGTCTTTTCCCAACTAGAGGTGCTTTCTTTCTTCCAGCCTCTTTAGTATGTATTTCTAATTCTTGTACTTTTTCAGCTTTTTCTTCACCAATCAATAAATTATATAGAAAGTTTTTTGGTGCTTTTGTTTGCTCTATTATTGCTGTTAATGCTATTAATCCAAATATTTTTGATGACATATTTCCTCCTATTTATCCAATCATTATTAAAAGTTTTCTTGCTGCTCTTTTTACTTCAGCTTTATCTTTACCATTAAAATCTACATATTTTTCATTAAAAGACCCTGTTAAATATATAGTGTTTTTCTTATCATTACTATCAGCAGTAAAATCATCTGTTACTACTCCATATATTTCAGCTGCAGTAGTCAGTTTTTTAACTTTTCCAGCTGTTGTTAGTTCTACCAAATCTCCCATTTTATATTCTCCAGCTTCAAATTCCACTTTTTCTGTGTAAAATGGAAACTGTAAATCTCTTTTCAAATTACTTGTTTCATGTATTTCTTTTTTACTTTTCATATTTCCTCCTAACCTTCATTTGCCATATTTACAATATCAGCTATCAAATTTTTTGTATCATCAGTTTGTCCAGGTGTTCTATTGTCTATTTCTATTTGTTTACTTTCTTCTCTTCTAGTATTTAAAATATCAGCAGGACTTTTATTTTCAGGAACTTTAGTTTTTTCTTCTGTTCCTTGGTTTTCAATAAATTTTGCTAATACATCTTCAACAATATCAGCTTTTGATTTACCAGATTCCTTAGCTGCATCTATAATTTCTTTACATTTGCCTTGTGTTTGTTCATTAAGTGCATCTAAGTCATTTATTCTTTTTCTTTCCTGTGCTATAGCCTCCTTTCTTATATCTTCCACTAATTCTTTATTTTGAGCTTCTAGCTCCTGCATGTTTTTTGCTCCCATGCTCTCTCCTCCTTTTTTTTCAGTGTTTCCACTGTTAATAATTTGTTTATCTCTTATTTTAAAGTTTTCCAAGTTTGAAAATTCAGAATTTTTAATATCAAATACAATTTTTTCTGTTGCAAATCCTTTCTCAATAGCTTGATCAGCTGTAAAATAAGTTTCTGTATCCATTAATATAGATATTTCTTCTCTGCTTAAATGAGATTTTGTAACATAGGCATTAATAATTGTGTCTTTCATAATATCTAAAATAGCTGCTGTTTTTCTTAATTCTATTGCATCACCAGCTAATGCAGTAATTGGGTTGTGTATCATCATAGTTGCAACTGGACTCATAGCAATTTTGTCTCCAGCCATAGCTATAACTGATGCTATTGATGAACATTGTCCATCTATGTAAACATTTTTTACTGCCTTATGTCTTTTTAAAGCACTATAAATTGCACATCCTTCTGTTACAGAACCTCCTGGACTATTGATATAAAGATTTATAGTATCTATATCATTTCCAAAATTTTCAAGTTCTTTATATACCTGATCTGCATTTACAGGCTCATCAAACCAAGAAAAGCCCCCAATTTGACCATATATTTGAATATTTAATTCATTTTTATTCTTTCTTGCCTGGTTTAATATTTCCATCTAAGCCAACCTCCTTTTTCTTTTTATTTTCTATACTTAATTGATTTAAGTTTTCATTCCAATCACTACCATTTAGTTCCATTGCTTCCCTTTCAGTAGTAGATAGCCCATGTTTGATTTTTAAAATAGAAGCATTAACTTCTTTTACAGGATCTATTTGACCTTGTGAATTTCCATACCACTCAGCTCCTAAATAAGCTTTTTTCTTAACAGGATTATCTATAAATCCTGGTAAATTTATATAACCTTTTAGAACTGCTTCTTCAATTACTTGCTCAAAAATTGGCTGACAGAATGACCTTGACATCCATTTTCTTCTCCTACGATACATCTTACCCACTTCCAAGAGTGAGGCTCTTGAAGCTGAATAACTAGCATTGAATGAAGATAGTAAAACTTCAAATGGAATTTCTAAGGCTGTTCCTATCTGCTTTAATTGGGCATTAAAGAACATTTCAAATCTTGAATTTGGTCTATTTGGATTTGCAAAAACTAAATCTTGTCCTGGTTCTAATACTCCAAAGTTTCCATAACCCATACTTAATTCAGTTCCTTCATACCTTTTCCCATATCCATTAGGTTTTTGAAATACTCCTTCTCCAACACCACCTATTTTCCCAGTATTTCCTGTATTATTATCTTGTTTTATAAAAGCAGTAAACATAGCACTAACAACTGCATTCATAAGTTCAGCATTAGAAAATCTTGAAAGTTGAGATAATGTTTCAAGAGCTGGTGCAAGAAGAGGTACTCCTCTCACTTGTCCTATTCTTTCTTTTTCCATTAGTTTTAATATTTGCTTTCTTCCAGTAGAGTCAAATACTGGTATTCTAGTATATTGATAATGCTTATCTCTGAAATGATATGCTTTTATAACTCCCTTTTCATCAGTTTCTACTCCTTCATACAAATAGTCATTACTTTCTTGTGCTTCACAATAATAAGAATCTAGGAACTGTACTTTTAAATCAAATAGTTCATTTTGTCTTTGATGATATGGAAGATTGACAAAACATTCTCCATCCATTAAGTAAGTAATCATTGCTAAATCTTGTAGTTGATTAAATGTTAAATCCCCTTGAATATCACATTCTGTGGTATCAGCCCATAAAGTCCAGATATTTTCAATTTCTTTTTGTATTCTTTCAACTTCATCAGTAGAAAGATTTAGTAAAGAATTATTAATTCTACTTTTTAGTTTTAATCCATCCCCAATAACATTAGTTCTTATTTTGAGAATAGCTCCTCTTGAAATGGGATTTCCCATAAAAAGCTGTCTTGACCTTGCCATTAAGATTTCTTTGTTATCTTCAATGTCATCTTTTGTAGTGTCTAAGGAATTGTACATTCCCTTAAATGCTATTTTTGTTGTACTAGCACCAGATTGACTATAATTAAGAAATTCTCTTTGTTGCCTCATAGCTTCTATTTTGTATCTTAGCTCTTCTCTTTTAAGTTCCTGGTTTAATTTAATTATTTCAGAATTATGTTTTTTCATATTTTCTCCTAAAACTCATGAGGAACTATTTGAAAAAATCTTATTCCTTCTCCTGTTCCACTTTCTATTTGAGCTTTTTTATTTTCCCACCAAATCCGACCTTTTCTTATTTGTTCCAAATCAGCTCTTTTTAAATTCTGTCCATCTATTGTGTATTCTTGACCTTTTAAAACAGCTTCCTCTGCTTCTAAATAAAGTCTTATATATCTTTCACATTCCTGGACAGTTATTTTTGTATTTAAAATTTCATCTATTTTTTTCTTATAATGTTCTTTTAAATCAGCTAATTTTTTCATATCATCTGGATTTTCTTTTAAAAATTCAACACCAGCTACCCAGGCAGAACCATATAGAATAAGATCCTCTTCGGCTTCCTCTATTTCTATTAATTTATTTTCAAAACTTGCTATATTTCTCATACTTCAACCCCTTTTCTGTCAATAGCTATTTCTTGTTTCTTTGGTTTTAAAACTCCATTAATTGATAGTTCTAATAATTCTGCTCTACTAAGTTTTGATAAATTTTCAGGTTCTATTCTAAATACATAAAAAGGAACTGTTGCATAGCACTTACAGTCAAAACCTTCATTCCTTGTTTGAATTTTTTTCCAAACTACTTTCCGATTTTCTTGAACTTTTATTTCAGCAGTTAAAGATTTAAAATATTCTAAATCATATCCTTTTCCATATTCTCCATTAAAATGGCAGTAACCTTCCTCATTAATTCTTGCATCTAGTCTTCCAGAAACCACATCTTTTAGTGCATTAGAGCCTATAGATAATAAATCTATTTCCTTGTTTTTTGTTTTTCTAAATCCATTATTAATTGGGACATTTTCTCCACCAAGCCCTTTAATTCCTATTATTCTCCTATATTGTCTAGGACTTACAAAGTCATAAACTTTTTGAGTATGGTGTCCTCCTGTATCAATACAAGCTGAATAAATTTTTAATTTATCTCCATTTTGATAAAAATATTCTTTATCCAAAACTTTATCCAATCTGTCCCAAATTTCTTGCTGGTTTAAATCTCCATGTAAAATTATGTATTCCATTCCCCAGCTTTCATATCCAAGACCCCAAGCATTAATATCAATAGCTATCCACTTATCCTGGATGTCTACTCCTGCTGTTAAAATTAAAGCTTTATCAGGAATATAACTATATTTTTCCCTAGTTCTCTTGATAAGTTTCTTAGGATCTAATCTTCCTGTATATTCTTGTTCAAAGGTTTCAGCTAAAACTGTATTTATAAAGGCTTTTAGTTTTTCAACATCTCCTTTAATTTCTAGCCATTCTTGAACAATAGATTCCCAGTTTCTAAATGGACTAGCTAACCCATTCAAGTGATAACCTAGATTTTTTGTTCTTTCAGGATATTTATGTATCCATCTTCCAGTTTTTTCATTACCTTTTTTCCACTCTTTTTCAGTGAATGCTTTACCGCAATGAGGACAGACCATTCTTACATTACTTCCATCAGGTTCAAATTTTATGTTACCCCATTTAAAAGTCTGTTCTTTCTTACAGTTAGGACAAGGAATATACCATTCAGCTTGGCTTGAATTATTATATTCATCTTCTATTTCAGATGAACCCTTTACTGTCGGAGTTCCTGTAATAATGTGTTTTGTAATATCATCAAATGTAGAAGTTCTTTTTTTAGCAAGTGAAATAGGACTTCCTTCATTTCCTGAACTCTTTGGATATCTGTCAACTTCATCAAGAAATATGTTTCTGATAGGTCTTGCTGCTAACTTTGAAGGAGAATTAGCTCCAACAAAAGCTATATATCCTCCTGGAAACATTTTATGTGTAACAGTATTTCCAGAATCTTTTTTACTAGGTTCTTTAATAATTGTGTGTAATATAGAATTATTTATAGCTGGTTGTATTCTCTCCTTTGAGAAACTTCTAGCCATTTCATCAGTTGGTTGAACTATTAACATTGGGCAAGGATCTAAATGAGCATATCTTAAAATTGTATTGATGATTAACTCACTCTTTGCTAATTGTGCTGCCATCATCAATGTAACTTGCTTAGTTTCTCCTTTTGTTATTTTTTCATATATTTCTATCATATATGGTGTTCTTTCAACATTGAATTTACCAACTTCTTTTGCTGATGTAGTATCTAAAACTCTATATTGATTAGCCCACTCCATAATACTTACAAGTGGTGGTTGTCTCAATATTCTTAAACACTCTTTTATTAATTCCCTGGTTCTCTCATACATCTTTTGCTTTTCTCCTATTACTTGGTGGATTATAATTTGCCAGTTCTTCCAAGCAATCTATCAAAGTATTTTTTAAATAATCCAATCTATCAGCTTCTGATATTTCACTAATTTCATTGTCAATTTTTACAGCTGTTGCTTGTAATTTTGCTTTAAATTTAACTAAAATATCAGTTAAAACATATTTGACATCTTCATCCAGATGATATTTATCTTGTAAAATTTCAAGTTTATACTGTTGTAGCTCTCTTTCAACTGCTTTTTTCTTATTTCTTTCATCATTAACTGTTAAATATCTTTTTAAATTATCTTTCAAATCAAACTGTCCATTAGAATTTTTTTCTAATACTCCACGATTTGCAAGTTCTTTAACTGTCTTTTCACTAAGTCCTAAAATTTCTGCAAAAGTTTTTTGTGTTACCAGGTTTATGTCTCCGCTCCTGGTTTGATTTATAAATTCAGTTACACATTTAATAAGAGGGTAACTTCCATTTTCTGATTTATAATCCTTGAACAGTTCTCTAACCCTTCTATCAGAAATATTAAGAATTTTTGATAATTGTTTTTCATTTGCAAGTATCATATTTTCTCCTATGCGTATATATAAAATTTGGAACTGGGAAGGAAATCAAAAAATTTCGTATATGAAAAGTTCCGAGCCTCCAGTCGCACCCTCTAATAAAAAAATTCTGTCACAGTACCTTTTTGATTACTCGAAGTCCTCATCACTCACAGTTGTGTCATTTTCACTGTTTATCATAGCTTTCAACTTAGCTTCGTCAGTTGCTCTGTATCCTAGCATTGAGTTTAACTCTCTTGCTGCTGCTACTCCTGCTAATAGTGGCTTGTCCTTTCGTACTCTCTTGCTTACTGTGTGTCCATCAGGACTAGATTCATCTATGTACTCAATAATATCTACTCCTTCTATTGCACTATTTAAAATTTTATTTAATCTTGTTGCTATACTTAATATCCCTAGTTCTGTATCTTGAAATAGTATTTCTCTTAATTCTGTTATCTTAGTTGCAACCTTTGAACTTCTTTCTATGTTTGCTGCTTTTGTCTTTTCACTGTAACCAGCCTTTTCCTTTGCCTCTTCTTTTCCAATTCCAGACATTCGGTATATAACATATTTAGTTTGTTTTTCTGTCAAGCCCTCAAAGTTGCATATCTTTGCATTTTGTTTTTCAACTATTTCTGCTCTGATTTCTTTATACTTAACAAGATATCTATTTATCCAAGAGATAATAGTATTTTTGTTATATTTAGTTCTTTTTTGTATCTCATCATAAAAGTCCTTTTTCTTTTTACTGAACTTAATCAATTCTAGTTCTACATATATTTCTAAGACTTTTAATTGTTTCTCATTAAAATTATCTGACTTACTCATCTCTATGCCTCACTAATTAACTCATCTTTTATGTCCTCCCACTTGTATTCCTTGCCTTCTCTTTGTAAAATAATGTCTAACTTGCCTAAACTTCTATATCTTTTAACTATTACATCAGTATACTTAGGATCATATTCCATTAAAAATGCTTTTCTGTTTAACTGCTCTGCTGCAATTAATGTACTTCCTGACCCACCAAATAAATCAAGAATATTCCAATCTTTTTTACTAGAATTATGAATTAATCTAGCAATTAATTTGATTGGCTTCATTGTTGGGTGAACATCATTTACTAATGGTTTGTTCTCTCTAATTATGCTTTCTTGCTCTCTTAACATCTGTTTTAAAATATTAATTAGTTCCTTTTTACTATAACTTTCAATAGCTTTTAAATCTTTTTCTATTACTGTATCTTGTGTAAAATCTTTTATAAAATAATGTGCTGCTCCTTCTTTCCAGCCATAAAGACAAGGTTCATGTCTCCAATTGTAGTCTTGTCTTGATAGAACAAATTGATTTTTTACCCAGATTAAACATTGTGATATTTTAAATCCTGCCTCTTCCAATGCTCCTCTGAATGCCTTTGTTTCACTATCTGCATGAAAAATATAATAAGCTGCACCAGCTCTCATAACTTCAAAAGAATTTTTATAAAAAGCTAATAAAAATCTATAAAAGTTTTCAGAACTCATATTGTCATTTTTGATTTTATTTCCATTTGTTGCTTCATAATTTACATTGTATGGTGGGTCTGTAACCATTAAATCCATAGTTTCATTATCAACTAATTTTTTAACATCTTCTAAATTAGTTGAATCTCCACACATAAGTTTATGTTTTCCTAATAACCAAATATCCCCTTGCTTTGAAAAATAGTTTTCTTCAACATCAGGAATATCTATTTCTTTTATTTCATTTTCATCAAGAACTTCACCAGGTAATAATGCTTCAATCTCATCTATATTAAAACCTGTTAATTCTAGGTTTTCTCCTAGTTTTGTCAGTTCTTCAAATAATTTTTGATAATCCCATTCGCCTAGCTCTATTGCTCTTGCTTCTCCAATTCTTATTGTTTGTATTTCATCTTCTGTTAAATTTTCAATGTAAATACATTCGATTTCAATTAAACCTAATATTTTTGCTGCTTCTACTTTTGCATAGTCACTAACAACATAATTATTAGCATCAACTATTATTGGAAATACACAACCAAATCTATCTAATAAGTTTTTATATAGATTAATTTGACTATCTGTACTTTTTCTAGGATTATTTGGATTTTCTTTTAAAACATCTAAATTGATTTTAATTATTTCCATAGTCCTCCCTGTTCTAAATTGTTTTGAATCTTTGCATTATAAAAACAAATAATTATATTTTCAGTTTTAGGATTAAAGTGCCTCACATTATTATCACGCGAAAAAACTATTAAAAAGCATTGATATTAAATGGAAAATTTTTTTTGAAAGTGTGAAAATAGGAAGTTTTTTCTTCCTACTTTTTGCAAAAAAATGCCAAATGATTTTTGGTGTCACATTTGACTTTGCAATTAAAGAGTATTAGATTTGCGAAGAATAGTTCGAGCCTCTCTATATTAGAAAAAAAATCTCTTTGTGGAGATGCTCTTTGTTGTGAATGAGTAAGGATGTCTTTTATCTTACTACGATAAAAAACAACCTGTCTGTAGCATTTATTGCTACTACTAGTAACAATATCATCAACTATTTTATAGTCAAATATCCACTCTAAATTATCTCTAATTAGTGAATCTAAATCTTGACATCTAAAATTTATAAACTTTTCTTTAAGGACTTCAACTGATTTTTCTACCTCTTCAATCAGTATTTTTCCTAAAGTCTGTGATATTGTGTTTTGAATGCAATCTTTTATGTCTTTTATTGTTATATATTTTATTGAATTAAATTCAAAATAGCTTTTTATAATTTTCTTTGTTAATCTGTGTTCAAGTCTAAGAATTGCTCCTTTGACTTTTCTTATATTATTTTTTTTATTGTTTTCATGACCTTTTGAGTAAAGTCTAATTTTCCAACCAATCATTGGTTGGAATGTAAAACCTGTTGTATAAAATTTATTTTCATTTTGATTGAAATTATAATATTGGACCTTATCCAAATCATCATATTTTCTTGTAAGTGCTTTGAAGAAGTAACTTATGATATTATGAAATTTATAAAAATTTCCAACTACCTCTTGTGTAGTAAATTCAAAATATTCATATCTTACTTCATCTTCAGTTATTTCATAATCAATTAAACTATTAATTAATTTTACTAGATTATCTTCCACTATAATTTTTTTCAATTCATCAGATAATGGAAAAATATTATCATCTGCAAAAAATCGTGGGTAAGAAAAATCTATTTTTATTGTTGACATCTTTTTTAATTTTTTTTCTTCTAGCTTAATATAATTTATATTTTCTTTATCAATCTTGTAATTATTTGTATGATTTGAAAGACTTTCTGAAAAAGAATGAGGAAACATTTTTTTAATTCTTTCTCTTACATACAAAATGTCGGTCTGGACATCAACAAAGACACAAGCCCTATCTAGTCCATACATTAGAATTTCACTTTTATTATTTCATTGCAATGTGGACAAGTTATTTCTAATTCCTTTTTTTTGAGATAAACAGTAACTTTTCTACCTCTTGCTACTCTAATTCTTTCTTCTGTTTCAGAGTATAAGTATTCTCCACAACTGCAATAATTATGACCTATTTCTTTATCCGAATTCTTGGCTTTGGGCATTCATACCAGCTCCTCCTTATTTTTTGATATGTAAGAATTTCATATTGTTCATCATTATATTTTTTAGAAAGTTTCTCATAACCTTGTTTGAATGTTCTCTTATCTGAATAACAAAACTTAGCAATAATATTTTTATATTCAGTATTTTCATATATAATTTTTTCTTTTGAGATTATTTTTATTAGATAATTGTAGTCATATTCATAGTTCATGAAATTTCCTTTCAAATTACATTTACCAAAGTAAGTATTTACAATGTACATCTAAATTGATTAAATTAATATCATACTTTTATTAAAAAAGCAAGTTTTACTATTGTAAATAAAAATAAAAAGTAATTACAAACTATTAAATTTTCATAATTAGGAAATAAAAAATAAAGATAAAGATTTTTATATAAAAAAATAGAGGTTTAAAACCTCTATAAAAAAATTTCATTATTTCTTTTTTTTATCTAGCTCTTTAGTTGTATCATATGATTCACTCATTGGTTTTACATTATTTTTTAACCTATTCTAATTAAATTTTTAAGTTTTTCATTTTTTAAAATCTTCCCTCCTATAAAACTGATGATTAGTGTTATAAATGAAATTAAAAAAAGAAGTGTTATAATAGTTCCTAAAATTCTCATATTTTGCCCCCTAATAAAATTTGATATTTATTTTTTAATTATTCACTGGAAATAATTCCCTAAAAAATTTAATAATTTTACATTTTATATATGCCCATTTAAGCCTTTTAGCATCAATAGAGTCTGGTAAAGTATCAATAGCTGCTTTATAATAATTAATTTGTTCATCTAAAAATTCAGAAGTATCTCCTAGTACAATAAAAAACTCTTGTTCTTGTTCAGGACTCCATTCATAGTAAGGTAAACTTTCTAAAATAAAATTATGTAGTCTTAGTTTATAAGTAATAAGATTTTTAATGTAATAATAATTACACATATTCTCATAGATATTTAAAATTTTTTCTTTTGGTAAAATATTTTGACTAACTGTATAATCTCCCTCTACAAAAATATTATTATCACCAATTTCAGATTCATAATATGTTCCCATTTTTCCCTCCTTATTTTTTTAATAATGAATTGTAGATATTTTTTATGCTTTCTGCATCTGCCTTGTCAAGTTTAGTTAAATCAAGTATGTCTTCTTCATCTTCTTTAATTATTGTATTAATATTAGAGTTTGTGATATTACCTCCTATCATAACATTATTATCTCCAATTTTACTATTAATAAAATTGAAATTCTTTTCTTTTTTATTTTTTACAATATCATCTTCAGGAAGTAAATATCCAACAATCCAATAAAATTCTTTATAATGAACTCTCAATGCTTTTGCTAGTTGGATTAAGTATATCGGATTTACTCTTTTAGATTTTCCATACATTATCTCATTCAAAGTTTTTGAATTAACTCCACTTTTTTTAGCTAATTGATTAAAACCTAAATTTCTTTGTTGTCTCAACTCATCAATGTAAGTCCCTAATTCTTTTATTTTCTCATCCATATTTAACCTCCCTTTTTTGTATCATTTTATAATTTTTATTTACATAAGTAAACGATTTTCTAAAAAAAGTGTTGACAAAAGTAAATAGATAGTTTATATTTACCTTAGTAAGTATTTACGATTGTAATTATAATGAAAGGAGGAAATTTTGGTTAATTTAGATATTGAGAAATTTATAAAAATAAAATGTATTGAAGAAAATATAAAAATTAATCAACTTGCAAGTAAACTTAATATGTCCAGACAGCTAATGTGGCATCACATAAAAAAGAAAAATAAAGAAGTTTTAAAACAAGTTGAAAGTATTTTAAAAATTCCTGAAAATACATTAAAAAATCTTAAAGTAGAATAGGAGGATAATGGAAATTATTAGTTATATTATTTTAATATTTTTATTTTCGTTAATTTTTAATTTTTGTATATTTTTAATTTTACTATTTTTTTTAATAAAATTTTTTATTAGCTAAGTTAAGGGGGAAATATGCTAACAACTATTATTTTATGTACTTTATCTGCTTCAATTTTTAATGGAATTTTTTATTTTTTAGTTTCATTTTTTCTTTTAAAAAGAATTAAAAACCTTATAAAAAAAAGTGTGGTAACTTTTGAAAAATTACAACACTTAAAAAAAGAGGACTAACTTTACTTATCATCTTTATCAATAATTTGAGTAAGGCATATTCCAATTAAAGCAAGGATAGCATCTTTTCTATCTAAGAGCCATATCCCTGCTTCTCCAAAATGTTCTCTTATTAAAATAGAAAGTTGAATAATTTCTTCTTTTTTAAATATTAATAAAAGATAAAAAAAGATTGAAATAAGAACTACTATATCATTTTTAGATAGCATTTTATTATAATTTTTAGCATCTTTCTCAATAGAATTAAACTCATCAATGGAGGAAAAATTTTCAATATCTTCTTCTGTTAAACTTTTCTCAATATCTTCTGAAATTGAATTTAATAATTCTATTGCTTCATTTTCTTTCCTATCTTTATTAGACTCAGAAGTTACAAAAGAAGATTGAGAAAATATTTTAAAATAATTTTTATTAATAATATTTAATTTGGCAAAAGTATTCTGTAATTCTGATATAAATTTAAAATCATAAACTGAAGCAAATTGATTATGAAAATTTGTTATTTCTAAAAGAGCTTTTTGAAGAGCAGTAATATCTATCTTTGGAATATTTAATTTTATTTTTTCTAAAATATCATAATCTATATTTTGAATTTGCTTTATTCTTTTTAAAGTTCCAGCATCAATAAAAGATATTTGAGAATTAATAGAAGAAATAAATTTAAGTTGAGAATTTGATAAGTTTTTAAGGTTCTCTAATTTTATCAAATCTTCTTTTGAAAATTTATAAGACATGAAAATCAACTCCTTAAATAAAAAATAAGCAACAAGAAAATTAAATCTTGTTGCTATAAAGTAATAATTAATAAATATCTTTTAATTCTTTTATTTTTAAATCTTCCAATTTTATATTTCCAGCTATATATGAATCAATAGCGGATAATTGTTCTTTTGAAAAATTATTATTCAATGAAAAGAAATTAGCAACTTTCACATTATCATCTGTATATTGAATGAATAAAATACCTAAAACTTGATAATTTTCATTCAAAATATAATACTGAGATTCTTTTGTTTCATTATTGATTTCAGCTGGTTCACCAAGTTTTTCTTTAACTTGTGATAATGACATACCTTCTTTTATTGGAGATATATTAGAAATTAGATTTATTCCTAAATGTCCAACTATATTTTTATTTAAAGTTAAATCCATAGCTGGAATATTATTATAATGAAGAACTAATCTAAAATCTGAATTATCACTTTTTGTAAATAAACACAAAGAGGTATAATTGTCTTCATTTCTTCTTTCAGATGTATCTGTTAAAGGAAATTTAAAGTTAATAAAATAATTTTGATAATTTGGATATTTTTTAGCTATATCTTTAGCTATTAATTTCATTTCATCAAAAGTTGGTATTTTCCCATTAATAAAATCTAAAGAAACATCTCCTTGAAGTTTAATATTTTTAATATTTTGTTCTACATCAAAGTTATAATCTAAAATTTTTGATTGTTCTGCTTCTGATGTAATACTGTTCGATGTGGAATTATTTTCATTTCCACAAGCAACTAATAAAGATAAAAATATAAAAAGTATAAAAAATTTCTTCATAATAACCCCCTCTAAAAACAATCTTTGAATAGCATGGCTCACAAACTGCTTCCCCAAGCATTCTAAACTTGTGGGCTGTGCTATTGAAAGATTAAATTATTCATGAGTTGTAGTCTCATTATCTGGAATATACTCAATTAAATCTTCAATTTTACAATTAAATAATTTACAAAAAATATCAAGATGTTCTCTTGGAATACGAATAATTGTATCGTTGTAATATTTATTAATTGTTGGAGTATTTATTCCAGTTAAATCTGCTAATTCTTTTTGGCTCATTCTTTTTTGTGCCATTAATAAATGAATTTTTAATTTTATCATAATTCCTCCTTGTGTATAAAAATAATTTTCTTAATTATAACATTATTTTTATATTTTAAAAAGACTAAAATTAATTTAAAACTAATTTTATTACTTGACAAATTAAATTAAGAATAGTATTATTAATTTAAAGATAATTATTATAAATATAGGAGTATTATTTTTACTCTTAAATTTTATAAAAATTAAAAAAATTTTAGGAGGAATAGAGAAAATTTAAAATAAGGAAGTGAAATGATTAAAAGTTTTTTACTTATTTGTTTCTTAATAACTATTTGTTTTTTAACTAATTTAATACTTTATTTGATTACTTGGTATCTGCTGGGTAAAAGAATTAAAAAGTTTTTAGATAAGTATGAAGATGATTTCAAGTTATGGAGAAAATAAAAAAAAGAGCCACCGACCAAAGTACTCTTTTCTTTCAAAGAAGTAATTAAAATAATTAGCTCCCTTGTTGATAATAATTATAACACAATTATTATTATATTACAAGATATTTCTATATTTCTCCAACAAAAATAGGAGGAGAACTTATGAAACTAACAGAACTACAAGAATTAATTAAAAAGTATGGAAATGTAACATTTTTGGAAATCAAGGAAGAACTTAAAAAATTAGGTTATCCTTGCAAGATTGCAGGTGAAGTAAATGCCTAAAAAAAAAGATAAAGTTTCTGAAGCTTTTAGAACAATTTATATTATTACAAATGATGATAATGTTATTCTTTCAGCATTTACATCAATGGAAGAAGTAAGAAGGGAAATTGATATTAAGTATTCGATTCTTCCAGAAAAATTTAATATTGAGCCTTGTGCTTTAAAAATTGATACTGAATTTGTAAAAGAAATTAAAAAAAGATTTTGAGGAGTGTAAAAAAGGAGCTAATTATGAAAAGTAGAGAATATATTGAAAAGAAAGTAGAAAAACTTGAAGATTTGAGAAAACAGCTTTTAAAAGAATATCAAGATAAGTTAGATAATGGCTATGAAGATGAAGTTCTTTGGCAATATATAAGTACAAAGAACATTGAAATTTGGACTTTAAAAGATATTTTAAATGATTAATTGGAGGCTTAAATGTATATAAAAGATAGAAAAAAAATAGAAAAAGCATTAGCAAATTTAATAAATGAAATGATAACACAAGAAATGATTGAAGAAAATAAAAAAGAAACTGCTGATCAATTATTAGCAGCTAGAGAATATGAAATAAGACAAATTTGTGAAGAAGTTGCTCTGCAATATTCAATGATTAAAAAACCAATTTAGACTAGGAGGTTTAAGAATGTTAGAGAAAGAAATTAGAGGAAAAATATTAAAAATAATAGAATTGGTACTTGAAATTAATACCAGAGAAAAAAATACAATATTTATCAGTTTTCACGGGCATTGTAATGTTTTTGATATAAAGATATATAACAAAGGTTGGGGAAATAGAATTGAAGAAAATTTCTTTAAAGATATATATTTTGACATAATATCAGAGGAAAAAGCAATAAAAGAACTATCTGAAATTATTAAAGAACTTGAAAAATTGAAATAATCTAGGGCTAGTCCTTAGATAGATGGCTATAAATAATTAGTATTTATGGCTATCTATATAAAGACTAACAAAGGAGTTGAGAGTTATGTTTATAAATGGGTTACCACCATAAGCAAGGAACTTTGGACATTGGCAATTAAATATTTTTTACATCTTACAGTATTTTATAGAGGAGGGAATTGTTCTATGAAATGGAGGCGAGATGAGTATCAAACTTTTAAAAAAATTAGTTAATCATGAAATTAAAAGATTTTATGTAAAAAATAAATTAGAGCAAAAAGAGATAATCTTTAATATATGCAGTATATTTTTTGTGAAATTCATCTGGGAATATATAAGCTTTGTAATAAGTTTCTTCCATATTTCCTCCTTAAAGTATTTTAAATTCTCCCTTCTATAAAATACTGTAACACTTAATTATACAATATTTATTTTAAAAATGAATTCTATTGAAAGATAGGTGAAGCAATGCAAGAAAGAACATTTAAACAATTATTAATGAGTAGTAATTACTACACTTTAAATAAACAAGTAGTAAAAACATTAGGAATAGAACCAGCTTTTCTACTAACAATTCTTATTGAAGCTAGTGATGGACTAGCTGACAATGAAGGTTGGTTCTATCAAACTATTGAAACTTTGGAAGAATTAACAGGTTTAAGTAGGCATAAACAAAATAAAATAATTCAAGACTTAATAGAAGCGAAAATATTATTTCAAGAAAATAGAGGGACACCTTGTCGTAGATTTTTTAAAATCAGTTTTCAAGAAATTGAAAATCTAGTTTTTAAAAAAACGGAAACTAGTTTGTTAAAAATTGACAAACTGGATTGTAAAAAATTGACAAACTACTCTGTAAAAAATTCGCAAACTAGTTTGTCAAAAACTGACAACAATAAAGAATATATAATAAATAACTTAAATAAAGAATTAAATCATAAAGAACATAATAAATCATGTGATGATTGTTCTGATGATTTAAAAGCAATAAAAAAATGGTTCAAAGAAAATAAAATTGATTTTTCTAAGAAACATGAAACTAAAATTATTGAGTTATTAAAGAGTAACTCTTTGGGATATCTTTTAAAACTCTTCCAGGAACAATTGGATATTTTAAAAAATAAACCAGGAGTAAAAAATATAGCTGCTATTTTCTCTAATCATCTCTTTAAAGGGACTGTTGAAATTAACCTTAAAGAAATTGAAAATAGAGAAATTGAACAGGAAAATTTAAAAAAAGAAGAAAAGAAGGAGAGTGAAAGAAATGAAAAATTTCTTAAGATTTTTTGGGAGCTTCCCCTAGAAGAACAAGAAAAGATAGAGAATGAAATTTTAAAAAATAATAATATTAATCATTTTCTTGAATTAAAAAAGAATAGCACAGTTATGTATTATAGATTAATTACTCCGTTCATTTCTAAATATATTCAAGAAAAAAATTAGCTAGATTTAATTTACTTTTGATATTTGAAAGGGGGATTATGAAAAATCCAAAAGAAAAACCAAAAATAATAGAGGTAAAAACTCCTAAGATAGTTGAAGTTGAAAGACCTACTATAAAGGAAGTTGAGTGATATTATGAGTGAATCTATAAAAATTAATATGCCTTTTGATAAATGGTGCAAAATTCAAAAAGATTTTGAAGAACTTAATTCCAAGCTTCCAGAGGACAAAAAATTAGATTTTGAAAAATATAAATATTGCTACAACTGGGGTAGATTATCTTTTGACCTATATTGTGTAGGAGAGGGAATGAAAGAGACACTTAGAGAACCTGAATTTTATAACAAGAAGGAGATTAAATAGTGAAATTAAGAGGCAAAATTTACAGCATTGTTACTGGTGGAGTTTATAAAATTTTAAACATAAACTTTGAAAGTAAAAAAATAACAGGAATAAACAAAAATGAAGAACTAACTTTTGAATTTAAAGATGTCATTTGGTTGGAGAGTACAGGAATAAAAGAAGATAAAAAATATATATACACAGATGATTATCTATTAGCAACAAAAGATGAAAATTTAATTTTATGTGGAATTGTAAAAAGAAGAAAAGACGGAGTATTTGTATTAGAAAATAAAAAGCAGCATAAAAGTATTCCATTAATAGAGTTGAAAGCTAGTGGAGTAAAATTAATAAATTTACAAAATCATAAAATTTATTTTGCAAAAAAGAACAATAAAACAATTAAAAAATAGGAGGAGATTATGGGAGTCGTACTTGTAAAAAATAACAAAGGTGGAGTAGGTAAAAGCTGGATAGCTTTACAATTAGCAGCATACAAAGCCTTTCAAAATGAAAAGGTCTTGATATTAACTTCAGACTCTCAGAATAATATTTTAAATTATTCTGGAATAAAAATTAAAGATACTAATAAAAAAGGACTTGAAGATATGTTAGAAGGGAAGAATTATGAATTGACAAAATTAAGACCCAATTTATTTTTCTTGCATCTTCAAGACTATAAGGTAAAAGGGAATCTTGATGAAAAATTTAAGAAGCAGATTAACATTTTAAAAAAGGAATTTAAACATATCATCATAGATGGTTCACCAGTAATGAACTTGGATAATGTCTTTGTTGATGTAGCTGAACATATAATTGTTCCAACTTTCTTGGATTCAGTTACAACAAACTCTATTTTAAACTTACTAAAAAAAACAGATATATCTAAAATTAGAGCTGTCATCCCAAATAGAGTAGGAAGAACAAAAATAGAAAAAGATTTTTATACTTTTCTAAAAAATAAATTAACTCGTTCAGGAGTATTCTTATCTATTCCAATTAACCAATCTTCAATAATTTTGAAGCTAATTGAAAATGGTACTTTACTTTGGGAAAGAAGGTCTCAAAAACTAGATGAAATAAAAAATGTTTTTGTAAAAGTTTGGAGGGAGATAGAAGATGAATAATGAAAATAATGTAATGAAAGCAGTTGAAGAAGCATTAGCTGGAAGTCAATTAAGAAAGTTTGATTTCGCTAGTTACGAAATTTCTGATGATGACAAAGTAAAAATTGAAGAACAAGAAGTAAAACTTCTTAATAGTTTTAGGAAATACAGAAACAATCTTTTTGATATATGTAGCTCTTTAGCAGAAGTAGCAAAATTATTAAAGCCTTCTGGAAGTTTTATGGCTTGGTATGAGAGTGCAGGATTTACAAAGGATATGGTCTCAGTTTTTTTAAAGCGTTGGGACTTATATCTTTGGCAACCTGATTATAAAGATAAAATATTTAGTTTATCAGATCAGGCAATTAAAATTATATCTAACAATTCTTTAGGTTTGGAAGTTGTAAAGGGAATACTGGAAGCAGATGTTTTAAAGGTTAGAGAAATTAAAAAACTTTTACCCCAGCCTAAAAAAGAAGAAAAATCTGAAGTTAAAGTAGAGAAACAAAAATATTTTAATTTCAATAAAATCAAAAAAATGGAAAAAAGAGCTAAGAAGCTAAAAGATGAAGAAAAAACAGAATATAAAAAAGAATTGACTGAATATATCAACAGTCTACAAAAACTTATGGAGGAACTATAACTATGATTGATAAAAAAACTTTAACAGAAAAAGCAGAAGCAACTATTAAATATAATGAATCATTGATTAATGATGATGCAGCTGTTGCTATGTTAGGAATTGCAAGAATTGTTAGTTTAAGAAATGAAGTAGAGGAACTTAAAGTTTTCATAAAGGTTTTAAACAGATTAGTCTAAAAAAGACTTTATCATTTTACACTGCAAATAACTTGCTCGTGTTGATAAAGCCCCGAAACAGTTTTATTTTACAAGAAGTTGTTTGCAGTGTCAATACATTTTAGGAGAATAAGATGTTAAAAATAAGAAAAATAGAAAATATAAAAGATAAATTTGGAATATTTAAAAAGAAAGTAAGTAGACCAATTTTATATAAAGAAATTTATGGAATAAATCAGTTAAGTGCTTGTAATAGAAATAGTTCATATTCAAGTTGGGACTTCACTGGAACAATAAATGAAGTTAATGAATATGAAAAGAGATGGTGTAGTAAAGGAACAAATGGTTTTGACTTTATAGGAGTAGAAGTTTTAAAAGGCTTTCAAGGTCAGTCAAAGTATTATGGTTGGATGTAAAGGAGTGATAAATTATGAGAAGTTTATTTATACAAAAATTACAAGAAAATAAAAAAATTAAATTAGAAATATTAATTAAGAGAGAAGAAAAAAATAGCAAATTTAAAACAGCAGGACTTTTATATAAACACAAATATAATTTTGAAGTTGAAAGAATGAAAAACTTACTTAGTGAAACGAATGTAACAGAAATCATAATAATAGATGCTAATAATAAAAAAAGAGTAGGTTTAAGTTTCAAAGCTCCATTTAATTATAAAAAAGTTGCCAAGTATTTATGTTTATTTGAAAGAAGATTATTAAGAAATACTGGATTAAACTGTGCCTTTTTATTTAATAAAAAAACTATGAAAAAAATTGGATAAATATAGGAGGAATACTAATGTTAGAAATAAGAAAAATATGGGGAGATACATATTTAGTAAATGGAGAATATTTAACACAAGATTTTAATGAGGCTGTTGTACTGGCTTATGAAAATAAAGAAAAAATAAGAAACTTTGAAGTGTGTTATATGGAAAATAGCTTTTGGAAAAATTTAAAAAAGAAATTGAATTTTCCATTTGTAATTTTAGAAAGCTGGATGTGATTTTATGGATATTTTAAAACTAGCTTTGGCTGCTCTTATAGCAGAGAAAGGTGTCAAGAATGAGGAAAGCAAAGAAAACAGAGAAAAGGGAAATAAAAATAAATGAAAAAAAAGAAATTGAAATAATTAAAAAACCAGCTGATGAAAAACTTCTTGCTACAAAGTTTGCTACGACTCTTTTAAATATCTCAATTGTTTGTCAAAAACATAAAGAAGTTTGGAATAAAGAAGTTAAGGAAAATCAAGGTTATATCAAATTTGATAAATTGATGCTAATTAGTAAGACAAGAGCAATAGCAGATAAAATTTTTAATAATTATTTTGAGTCTGAAGATGAAGGAGAAGATGTTGAAAGTAACTTATTTTATAGAGATGTGATTGGAAAACAAACTGAAAAATGTCTTAATGGAATTAGTGAAAAATTGATTTTAACTCTTGATGATATTAAACAAAGGCTTCCAGCTGGTTTCATGGGAACACTTGGTTCATGGGCTAGAATGGTAAAGGATTTAAATACTGCTAAAATGAGAGGGATTGCTAGAAAGATTGGAATTGATGAAAAAGAATTAAATAAATTATTTGATTTATCTAATAAATATATGAATTGGGTATATCAAGATATAGCAATTCCTGAATTTTTGTAATTTTAGAGTTAGGAGTTAATATGAATAGGAAAAAATATAGAAAAAGAAAACTTTTTAAAAGATATATAAAAGGTGCTTTACAAATAAGTACTGTTATAGATTTTTCTTCTAAATGTAAAAAATTAAAAAAACATTATGTAAGTAAAAGAAAAAATGATTTAGAAAGATATAAATATAGCTGGTATAAATTAGGAGGAAAAAATGAAAAATTTTAAAATGAAAGCCTGGTTAAAAAAGGAAAATAAAATGGTAAATATAATTGGAATAGATTTTAGCTATGAATATATAAAATATACAGAAGATAATAATCTATTTAATGAAAATTATAAAACTGCTGAATTTAAAGATATAGAACTTTTTCAATCCAGTGCAGTAAAAGACAATAATAAAATAGAAATTTATAAAGGAGATATTTTATTATCTTCAAATGAAAATAAAGAATTGTTAGGTGAATAAAAATGGAAAAAATTTGTAAATACTGTTCTAATTATAATAAAGGAAAATGCTCTATTTTGAATGAAAAACTTAGTACAGATGTTTCTTTTTCTTATTGGGGAGTTCTAAATATTATTGCAAATTTTTTTAATGATAATTTTAGATTATATTTACCTCCTGAAGATTTACAAGAACTAGCCTCTCAACTTTCTAATAAAATAGATAGTTTTATTGATGCAGAAACAGAAAATCCAACTATAAATAATGATGAAACAGATGATTTTAGTTGTAATTATTGGAGATAAAATGGAAAGATATAAGAAATGGCAAACATTTGAAATTTCTCTTGAGAGACTTTTCATAGAAAAAGAAACTCAAAAAGCATATTTATTTAAATTTGAGATAGGTTTATTTGAAGATTATCGTTTCTGGTATCCAAAAGTATTAGTAAATAAAATGCGTGAAAGTGTAGTAATTTCATATCAAAATAATAATGAGTTTCCAAGAAAAGTATTTCTTAACAAGAAAAAAGAACTAATTTTATCAATGCCAAATTTAATTGAACTTTTAGATAAAGCTTCATTAAATTTCTATGATGATATAGAAAGATTGGAAATTTATATTCCAGAAAAAATTTTTAAAGAGGTTGAAATAGATGAGGAACTACTTGCCTGAACAGCTAAATTGTATAAAAAAATTAAAGAAATTTAAAGTTGGTGCTTTATTTATGCAAGCAGGTACAGGAAAGACCCAAACTGCTGTTGGGATTATAAATTCAAGAGAAGATATTGACAAAGTTTTATGGTTTACTCCTTGCCAAACTAAGAAAAATTTAAAAGAAGAACTTGAAAAATGTTCTTTAAAATATGAATTTGAAATAGTTGGAATAGAAACTTTAAGTAATTCTAAAAAAACTTACTTTGAGTTATTAAGAAAATATTCAAATTGTAAGTTTTTCTGTGTTGTAGATGAAAGCATAAAAATAAAAAATTATTCTTTAAGAACTCAAAGAATTACAGCAATTGGAAGAAAAGCAAAGTACCGTTTAATTTTAAATGGTACTCCTCTTTCAAAAAATTATCTGGATTTATATAATCAATTTAATTTTTTAAGTGAGAAGATTTTCAAAATGAATTATAACGAATTCTATAATACTTTTGTTATTGAAAAAAGAATTGTCAAAAATCGTATAATTCAAAAAAGATGGCTAGAAGGTTTCACTAATCTTGATTATTTATTTAGTTTAATAAGTCCTTTTATTTATAAAAGTGATTTGAAGCTAGATGTAAAGAAAGAAACTAAGATTATTGAGTATAGAGCAGAAGATGAAATAATTGACAAATACCTTATTTTAAAAGAAATTTTTATTGAAGGTATCAGAACAGAAGATGGGCAACTATTAGGAAATCTTCAAAAATTACAACATTCTTATGCTGCTAGTTTAAATAAAAAAGAAGAATTAAGAACTCTTTTAAAAAATCTTAAAAATGAAGGAGTTCCAACAAAAAAGATAATTATTTTTTATAAATATTTAGTTGAAGAAGAAATATTAAAAAGTGAATTTAGTGAATATACTTTGCTAAGTTTACAAAAACATACATTTGGACTAAATTTACAAAGTTCAAATATAATTATTTTTTACAATTTATCCTGGGATTATGCACTAATGGAACAAGCAGAAAGCAGGATATATAGGACAGGACAAAAAGAAGATTGTAGAATATTCTATTTAATTTCTACATTTGGATTAGATGAAATGATCCAAAATAATTTAAAGAAAAAAGAAGATTTCTTGTATGAATTAAAACAAAAAACTATACAAGAAATTGAGGAGAAACTATGAAAATATATAAAGACCAAGATGTTTTATCTGCTGCAAGAGATAGATATAAATTTATTTTTAATAATTTTGATAATGTCTGCTTTTCTTTTAGTGGTGGAAAAGACAGTTCATTGATGATACAAATGGCTAATATAGTAGCTAAAAAACTTAATAAAGTTTTTGATGTTATGTATATAGATTTAGAAGCTCAATATAAACATACTATTGACCATGTCTATGAATTAAAAGAATTAAGTCAAATTAGAGACTTTTATCATATAGCTTTACCCCTTTATCTAAGAAATGCAGTATCTGTTTTACAACCAAAATGGATATGCTGGAAACCAGAAGATAAAGAACTATGGGTAAGAGATTTACCAGAAGATAGCATAAATTTAACAAATAATTATCTACCATTTTATGACAGAGTTATGGAATTTGAAGAATTTGTTCCTTCTTTTAATAAATGGTATGCAGATACCAAAGGTGGAATGTGTGCAGTAGGAGTTGGAATAAGAGCTGATGAAAGCCTTAATAGATTTAGAACAATTGCATTACCAAAAAATAAAGTAATGTTTAAAAATAAACCCTGGACAACTCAAATTTATAAAAATACTTTTAACTTTTATCCATTATATGACTTTAAAACTCAAGATGTTTGGGGAGCTGTATCATTGTTAGATTTAAAATATAACAAAATTTATGAATTGATGTATAAAAATGGATTATCTATTCATGAACAAAGACTTTGTCAACCTTATGGTGATGACCAAAGAAACGGATTAGATCAATTCAAAGCTCTTGAAGCTGATACTTGGGAAAAGATTTTAAATAGAGTTAATGGAGTTAATTTCGGAAATATCTATTGTAGAAGTTATGCACTAGGAAATATAAAATCTTTTAAGCCTGATTTTATGTCTTGGGAACAATATACTGTGTTCTTATTAGAAAGCTTAGGACTTTATAACAGAGATTTAATGCTTCATTACTATGGAAAAATTAAAAAATTCATTGGATGGTATAAAACACATGAAAATATAGATATTATTCCACAAGAATGTGAATTAAAACTTGAACAACAAAAAAAAGTTATTTCTTGGAGGAGAATTGCAAGAGCAATTGAAAGAAATGATTTTTATATGAAAAGATTATCTTTTGGAGAAAATAAAAAAGACAATGAAAAATTGCAGCATCTAATGAAAAAATATAATAACTTATTGGAGGTAAAAAGATGAAAGAAGTATCAATGGAAGTTCTAAATGTTCAAATGGTTGATATAGATAAAGTTGTAGCTAATGACTACAACCCAAATAAAGTAGCAAAACCTGAAATGAAATTACTAGAAAGGTCAATAATAGACAATGGTTTCTGTATGCCAATTATTTGTATCTACGACAAAGAAAATGACAAATATGTTATTGTTGATGGTTTTCATAGATACACTGTTTCATTAAAATTAAACCTGGAACAAGTTCCAATTGTTGTTTTAAAACATGATATTAAAAAGAGAGTTGCAGCAACAATTCAATTCAATAGAGCTAGGGGAACACATCAAATTCCTGATATGGCAAAAATTGTTTTATCTCTTTATGAAAAAGGATGGAATGATTATGAAATATCAGAACACTTAGGAATGGACTTAGATGAAGTTATAAGGTTAAAGCAAATGAATGGATTAAAAGAAGCATTTGCAAACCATATCTTCTCAAAAAGTTGGGAAGAATTTGAAAAAAATAACATAGAAGAGAAGGAGATAAAGTAATGCAAATTTATATAAAAATCATTATTTGGATTTTGATGGCATATTTTGGGTTAATTGAAATTTTAGCTATTATTGCTTTTTTCTTTATTAAAGATAAAAATTTAAATGATATTGATTCTAGAAAAATAACATTTTATATTTTTTTTGGTTCTGTGATTCAAATTGTTGGATATTTTTTATTAAAAGCAATTTAAGGAGAGAGAGAAATGAAAAAGCCTAAAAATTTTAGAGAAATATTAAGTTTACAAAAATATTTAGATGATAATATTAATAATATTAGACCTAGAACTTTTAAAGATATTAAAATGTCTTTAATTGCAGAATGTGTTGAATTTAATGAGGAGACTATGTTTTCTCATAAAACTTGGAAAACAAAAGAATATCGTAGGGATAAAGAATTAGAAGAACTAACTGATGTCTATTTTTTCTTTGCTCAATTGATAAATTATCTTGATGACGATAAAAATGAAACTTTAAAAGAAGCTATTTGTTTTTCTTTTGAAGAAAAATATATTCATACAGATAACCCTGATATTTTAGATTTTATCCATTATGTTTATAATGATAAATTAGCAATAGCTATGGATGAGTTGATTGCAATTACATATCAATATAATTATACAACAGATAATATTTTAAATTCTTATTGGGTAAAATGGAAAAAAAATATGAGAAGAATAGGTAAGGAATGGAATTAATAAAAAGGAAGGTGAATAATAATATGGAAAATAAAAATATAGATATTAATGTAATAAAAATTGCAGTAGTAGAACAAATTGAAGAACTTTACAATAAATTAGTTTCAAAGAAAAAGGTTTCATAATGGAAAAAGTTGCCATTTATATTAGAGTATCAAAAAAAGAACAAAGTAGAGACAAAGGGAGTGATAGCTCCCTTAATCTTCAATTAAAAAAATGTTTAGACTACTGCAAAGAGAAAGGTTATGAAGTTTTAAAAGTCTATCAAGATATTGAAAGTGGGAGGATAGATGACAGAAAAGAATTTAATGAACTTTTTGAAGCTATTAGTAAAAAAATATATACTAAAATAGTTTTTTGGGAAATTTCAAGAATAGCTAGAAAAATTTCTACTGGAATGAAGTTTTTTGAAGAACTAGAATTATATAAAATAACTTTTGATAGTATTTCACAGCCATATTTAAAAGATTTTATGACACTTTCGATATTTCTAGCTTGGGGAACAGAAGATTTAAAGCAGATGTCTTTAAGAATTAGAAGTAACCTAGAAGAAAAAACAAAGGCTGGATATTTTGTTCATGGTAGACCAGCAACAGGATATATCAGAGGAGAAAATAAAATGATTATTCCTGACCCTCAAAAAGCTCCTTACATCCTTAGTATTTTTGAAACATATGCTAAAAATTTTAATCTAACTGAAACAGCTAGAATATTTAATAAAACAAGAATGGATATAGTTGATATAATTGACAACAAAATTTATATTGGTTATGTTCCTTTTAGAAAATATGTAAAAGAATTAAATCAAAAAAAGAGAATACAAGTAAGTAAGAAAGATATAAAATGGTATAAAGGACTTCATGAGCCAATTGTTCCTCTTGAATTATTTGAATTTTGTCAATCTATTAGAGAGAAAAATATAAAATCAAGAGCTACTTATGGAGATTATAAACCTTATTTACTGTTTTCATCTATGATTTATTGTGAATGTGGGGATAAGATGTATCAGCAAAAGAGAAATAGAACTTATAAAGACAATACTCATTATGTTTATTACTCTTATTCATGTAAAAATAGAAAACATAAAAAGTCTTTTTCTGCTAAAATTATGGATAAAACTATTAAAGAAATGATTTTAAATTCAAAAGAATTAGAAGATTTGAATAATTATAATTCTAATGATATTGAAAAAAGTGAAAAAAAATTATTAAAACTTGAAAATAATTTAAAATTATTAGAAAATGAAAGAGAAAGAATAATAAATTTATTTCAAAAAAGCTATATCAGTGAAGATGAATTAGAAAATAAATTTAAAGATCTTAATACTAGAATTCAAATTGCAAAAGAAAAAAAAATAGAATTTGAAAATACTTTGAATATTCCTAGAAATAATGATATTAAAGTATTAGAAAAATTGAAATTTATTATAGAAAATTATGATGAAGAAGATGTCATAGAAACAAGAAAAATTTTAAAAATGATAATAAAAGAAATTAGAGTAATTTCCTTTTATCCTTTAAAACTTTCAATCTTATTTTATTAAAAAGCAACTTTTATAGAGTTGCTTTTTTAAATTACTGTGCTATACTTTTTAAAAAGAGGTGATATAAATGGAAGATAAAATTCAAAAACTAGCTGACATTATAAAAAATTCTAAATATCTCGTTTTCTTCACAGGAGCAGGAGTTT